TTTCTTTTAGTGTTTCTGATCTAGTTAGGCCGTAAGCAAGTCTAAGAGCTTCTTATCGCTTTCAGTGAATGATTCAATGCCTTTAGGCTTAGCGGTGGACTTTCTCACGCCATACCCTGCCGCTTTTAGTTGTGCTAATGTTTGCGGCAAATGCTGATTCAAAACCTTAGGCGCGCCTAATACTCTAATCAGCTCCTTATAAGCTGGTAAGCCTTCGTCGCTATTGACCAAAAACGTCGTAAACATGCCGTCTTGTATGTATGTTAAATCTACTTTCATAATAATAATAAGGCACTGATTTCAGGCGGAATTGCCTCAGTGCGACGCAGAGTAGATACTATTCCCTGCATTAGTTCAAACTCTTTTTTCATTTATTTTATACGATATTTACTTCGTATATATTACACGCAAATACTCTTATCTTAGGTTCTTAACTCAAGATAACAAGATGACCCAACAGAATGCATCGTTTGAATACACCGTGTGAATGCACAGGTAGAATGCATCGTGTGAATACATCCACTGCCCAAAGAATAAACTTTGAGTAATCAAAGGAGGCGCGCTGTCGGGTCAAGCTAGGGTGGTGAACGCGTGAGCACCCCGGGGAGGGGGTGGGGATACGCAAGGCTGGCTGGGGTGTGTATACTTCTAAACCCCCTCTAAAAAATATATGTCTAATGGGGGTCTACTTAGTGTGTTGTCCTTGATAAAATCCTTATATACTTAACAAGCCCAAAATGGGCTTGAGGGTCTGTGCATCGTGTAGCCACAAGTCAATAATGGGCTTAGGGCTTGACATGGTGTATGTACTGTGATTGTGTATAAGGATGAAGAGTATATTAGATAATACGGAGTGGAAGTTAAATGCTGATAGTGACGAGAGCGTAAGGGCTTTCTATATGCCAGCAAGTGTGATGAGGGATAGTGAGCTAAGCTGCAAGGCGAAGGTTGTGTGGTCGTATATGAACTCTAGGCCAGCGTATTGGGACTTTAGTGCTAAGCGTATAGCTGAGAGCATGAAGGAGGCGTATAAGGCCATACAGGGGGCTCTGCGTGAGCTAGAGAGGGGGAACTACCTGAGCCGCAAGAGGAAGAGTGACGGACGTATAGCTTATAAGCTAGAGACCAGCCCGCCAGTGGTGACGGAGGAGGAAGCTATGCAGTGCTTAGTTGAGACGTTTCCAGACTACTATTGCAAGGACGAGGACTTTGTGTGCACAAATGACGCAATTATGGAGTTGGAGTCGGAGGGGTGGAAAGATGGAAGGCGTGTGGCTTGTGATTGGTCTAAGGCTTGCGATGAGGCTAAGATCGGACAAAGTAAGCATAGTTGGAGGGTGTGGAAGGCTCATGGTGTGAGTATGGGCTGGAAGGAGAAGTATAAGACTAAGGACTGTGAGAATGCGAACTTATTTTGAGGGCTTGACAAGACGTGTTTTTTGTGATTGTGTGTATGCAATTCTTAAAATGTAGTGGGCTAGGAGTGGTCTTCTGGAGAGTCTCATAAGCTTTCAACTCGGGTTCGATTCCCGACACTGCACCCAATTTAACTTAAACGATAATATGAGCGCATGAGCACGAAGGGGAGTCATAAGCGAACGTTAAACCGAGACGAGCGGAAGCTCAGCGAAAACTGGTCTCAAGTAGATTGGAAGGCAAAGGACTCTGCCGCCAAGAAGCGTAAAGAAACTAAGGTTTCTGCAACAAAAACAAGAATTACATATGGATGAACCAACACATGAGCTAGTGCTCCGAAAAGAGATGCACGAAGCCCTGACTACCATATTAACTAAGGAGCAGGAGAATAACCATCCAAACAGCTTGGCTAATTCCAACCCAGAGAAGTGGATGGAGGCGGCTTCTATGATTATGATGGGTGGTAGGCCATACGACCTGCGCCGCAAGCTCGGTATGTTTGCAGGCACGGCCAATCAGATTTATGGTCTAATTTCCACGACAGATGAGGCGCGGGTGTTTCGCAAGGAACGTGCCAGTCAACTTGCATATCAGACCGCAAATACGGCAGAGTTGCAGGATAAGATTATAGAGAACCTGCTTTCTGATGAGTCTGAGGAAACTGTGCGAGCTATGGGGCCAAAGGAGCTACAGCAGCTTGCATTGGCTCAGAAGCTCTCACATGAGCAGTTTGAGCGAGTCACAGGGAACAATGTCCAAAAGATTGAGGTTCGGCATATAACGACACCAGAGGAGGCTATGAGCATGATTGATGCTTTGCCAGAGGCGGACATAGAGGAGGTTTTAGACGTATAATGGCAAGTTGGACTAAGCACCCAATTCTAAAGCTCCCGACCAAGGGGCAGCTAAAAGCCCTATTAGAGGAGAAAGGCCCAGAAGCAGTCCATGATGTCTGGAAGGCGCGTGAGGATGCTATATCTCTGTCCAACCAAGACCCTCTTCGCCACGGCTTTCCGTTGGAACATTGGGCTAGGGCAGACGAACTACTGCAAACATACGACACGCTTTTCGCAAGTGGTGGTAATCGCAGTTCTAAAACTGAATATGGCGCTAGATCCGTGGTCAAGGCGGCAATCGAAAACCCAAACTCCGAGATTGTATGCTTCGCCCAAGACCATGACGCTTCTGTGCGCATTCAGCAGAAGGCAATCTTTCGCTACTTGCCTCCAGAGTTTAAGCAAAAGCAGAAGGGGCAGGTTGAATACCTGAACTACACAGCAAAGAACGGATTCACTGGTGACTCGCTGATCTTGCCAAATGGTTCAGCCATTTATTTTCACACCTACTCTCAGTTCATTAGCAACAGAACGAAGTTTGAAGGTTACGAGACTGGATCTCTAACACCAAACTGGATCAACATAGGTGTGTGGTTGGACGAGTATCTGGAAGAAGGAGACTTAGTCGAGACATTTCGTTTCCGCTTGGCTACCCGCAACTCTAAGATGCTCCTTACCTTTACTCCAATTGATGGCTATACGCCATTTGTAGCGGATTTCTTAAAGGGTGCACAGACGCTAGAGACGAGAGAAGCTGTACTGCTCGGCGGAAAGGAAGTTCCGTTTGTGCAATATAGTCCGAACAAGGAAGCAGGCATCATTTACTTCCACTCAATTCTTAATCCTTTTGGCGGTTACGAGCGTATCGCCAAAGAGCTAAAGAACGACAGTCAAGATGTCATTATGACCCGCGCCTACGGGATTCCAGTTAAGTCAATGACTACTATCTTCCCATTGTTCTCCAGTGAAGTGCATGTGGTAAGCGAGCTACCGAGGATTACGAAGGACAGTCATACTGTTTATCAGATCATTGACCCTGCCGACGCTCGGAACTTCTTCTGCATATGGGCTGCGGTGGACAAGGATGAGAATATTACTGTCTTGGCTGAATGGCCTGATAGGGCAACGTATGGCGAATGGGGCATCTTTAACGAACCAAAATGGAAGCATGGCCCTGCGTCTAAGAAGATTGGTTATGCTATTAAAACGGACGTAAAGGAGTATTCATACGTTGAGCTATTTAAGCAGATTGAAGAACGTCTAGGCGTAGAAGTATTTGAGCGTATCGGAGATTCCCGCTACATGGCGGCAGAGCACGACAACCAAGATATGTTCTCCGATTTTGCAGAAAAGGGATTAGACGTTGTGCCTTCTGATGGTCGAGACGAAAAGAGTGGCATCCAACTTATAGACCAATGGTTTGCGTATAATCCAAACATTGAGATTGATTCAATCAATAGACCGAAGATTAAGATACACGAAAGCTGTGGCAATTTGATTTATAGTATTACCAACTACACTCCAGAGGGCAAAAAGGCAGAGGCTTTGAAAGACCCGATTGATTGTCTACGCTATTTGCGAACAGCGAACTGCGGAGATGGCCCTCAACACTACACGGACAAGTCCTTTGCCGTAAATTTACCAACCAGAGCAATGTATTAAATTATGAAATGTAAAGAATTATCAGTCGAGCTTGGCACAACTGCCATGCGTATTGGAAAGGTTCGCAAGGAGTTATTTCCAGAATCAAGCGGAGACATTAGTGCTGATGAGGCCAACGCTATTCGGCGATTTCTACAACCGCAGACACCACAGCATTTAATTGAGGTTAAGGTGATTCACGCTGACCCTCGATTTCACGGCTTCGCTGATGCTAGAATTAAAGACACAGATGAAGTGGTGCTGGTTCAGATACCATACGGCTATGAGGCTGAACGGTTCGTAGGTCGAGAAGTGTTCGTTGAAAAAACCGTAACGGACGAAGGCGTAAGCATTTACCAATACAACCCTTGGATTGATGGATAAGAAGCAGGTTAAAGCACACCAAGATGCAGCACTACGGCATCTGCACTCACAAATGCAAGAGGGAGATACAATGCGTCCATGCGAAATTGCGAGAGCTACTGGTATGTCTCTAAAAGATGTAAATAACACACTTGAGCGAGCTATTGGCAAGATACGCAAAAAGGAATCCTCATATAATTAAATACTATGCACGAAGAATATCTTGAAGACCTCTACGAATACGACGGAGACGATTCACCCAATATGGTTTCCATTAAGCGCAGCTGGCTTGAAGATACGGACGGGAACTCAGGATTCTATCAACGACTAGAACAGAACTACCGTGATCGGCGCAACCAGTGGGCAGGAAAAACGCCAGACCTGCTAAAGAACAGCCCTGACGCTAGGCCATATCGGTTCGCCTCGGACAACGAAGCTTGGATTATTGACCCTCGCATCGACGCAAAGGTTGCGACATGCTGGAATGCGTGGATGGCGGCAGAGGTTAGCGCCAACCCCGTAGGTTCCGACGACACGGAACGCTCTGCTTCGATCACAGCTTTTATGCGCTATTGCATGAACTCATGGGTTAAGCAGCCGCAGCGTGAATTTAATCTAGCCGCCAACTATATGTTTGAGAAGACTTTCTCTGCTACATATGTAGGTTGGCGTAAACTGCGTCAGAAGCTAAAAGAACGCTTGAGCCTAGCTGAGATAGCTATGCAAGCACCAGAATTAGTGGAGATGTATTTAGACGAAGAACGAGACGAAGAGTCCGTTGAATATCTAAAGACGCAGTTTGAATTTGTAAACGAGAAGGTGGCTAAGCGAGCATTAAAACAGCTACGCAAGACTGGATTTGCGGAGTTGCCTGTTGCTGAGACCTCGATTGACGAGCCAGTTGTTTCTACAAAAGCACCAGACTCAGAGATTTTCTTTCCACTACATACCACCGACCCAGAAGCCGCAGACCGTTGTCATGTGGTTTCTTTTATGTCAAGGGCGGCTATCATAGCTACTGCTCGACAGGAGGAATGGAAGAAAGAGACGGTTGAAGATTTGCTCGAAAACCATATGGGCGTGACGCAAGACGAGATTGATGGCGACATCGAACCAAACTCAATCTCCCGCTACGTAACCAACAGTCCAGACACCCAAGAGCTAGCTTTAATTGTTAGAACTCTAATCCGCAAGGTAGATGAAGAGGACGGATCACTGGGTATCTACGAAGTTGTGTGGTGTCCACGTATGGCTCAGGACGAGGACGACGAGAAGTTCCTTGCCTACGACCTAATCAACGGGCTAGATTGCCTCCCCATTGCCGTCACAAGCTACAAGGACGACGCTAAGAGACTATTTGAAGGACGTAGCGACTGTGAATTGCTTAGAGGCGTTCAGCGCAACGTGAAGGTCTTGAGTGACCTTGGGATCGACAATGCTAATTTAGCAATGGATCCGCCTAGATTCTATCCAGTAGGTGGCAATCTTCCACGGTGGTCCAGTGGAGCGTCCATTGCCATTCGCCGTGGAACTAAGGACGACTACGGAACCTTCGACGTTCCAAACATGATGCCGACGACGGCAAACATGCACGAATACTACGACAAGATTGCAGATCAAATTGTAGGCTTAGACTTAGATAATCCAAACTCAGTCCAGCGATTGCAGTATTCCGTCTCCCGAATGCTCCTCCACTGGTCGAAGGTATGTAAGCTGGTCTGGAAGATGTATAAGCTTTATGGGCCAGAAGAGAAAATCTTCCGCGTCACCAACGATCCGACTGTTGCGCCTCAGACTTTCGAGAAAGGCTCTGAGAACGAAGAGATTGATATTAGTGTTCAGTTCGACGTTCAGTTAAATAACCCTGAATATCGGGAAAAGATTACTAAAAACAGCGTAGAGCTAATGCAGGTTGACACAGAAGGGGCCGCTGACCGCAGGGAGTTGCTTAACATCCTCTACCAGATCAATCTACCGCAGTTTGCTTCAAGGGTTCTCAGAACAGCGCAGGAAGCTAATTCCGACATCATTAAGAAGGTGGACGATGATCTGGCCAAGATTGCTTCTGGTTTGGGTCAAAATGCTAGAGAAGAAGGGGCGCAGGTTGCAATCCAACGAATCCAGCAGTATGCAGCACAACCAGACATAGCGCAGAAGCTAGCCGCCGATGAAGCGTGGGCGCAACGACTGCAAGCTTACTTTGAGCAATATCAGTTCCAACTTCAACAGATTGAGAACGCTGGCATTGGTCGGCGCGGAGGTCAGGATCAACAACTAGGAGCACAGCAACAGAATGTCCAATAACGAAGAAGATCAAAGTAAAGCGTTTGTCCAAGCTGTACGAACCATATGGCAGATGGATAAGGAAATGGAAACTGTACTAGATGGTCTGCGTAACGAGCGAGAAGCCCTTTACGCAGACATTAGAACCGCTAAGTCACAGGGGCGAGGTGCTGATTGGATTCTAGGTGAGATGATGGGGATTGATAAAGCCATTGCCTTCCTTACTCCAATTGTAGATGAGATTGAGTCTCAATAGCAATAAAAAAGGAAGTTCTGTATAATTAAAGTTACGAAACGCCGCGCGAAGTCGGCAGTAACAAATATGGCAGACAAACCAAAAAAGGGCAACGATGAAGTCCTAGAAGATTCATCCGAAATCACCATACCAGACTTCATGGAAGAAGCTGACGAAATCGAGGAAGTCGCTGAGGCAACCGAGGAGGAAGCAGAAGAATCCGAAGCTACGGAAGAAACTGAGGAATCAGAGGAAGCCGAAGAGGAAGAAGAGCCTGAAGGTGAAGAAGAAGATAGTGAAATTGACATCGAAA